CCCCTTTGCTCAAATTGCAGTTTTGGCATAATTGACGCAAATTCCAGTCATCATCCGTTCCGTTGAGTCGCTTAGGGATTATGTGATCGATGTGCATTGCTCCTTCAGTCTGCCCGCATAGCTGGCAGCATCCATCTCTGGCTAAGATTCTCAATCGAATCTTGCGCCATCTAGACGTTGATCCAGCAGCCCAAGCTCTACTCATCAGTAATAACCCTTTGCTTTATGAAACTCCCACGCTTTACACATTGAACCATAACGCCCTTTGATGTAAAGGATAGTGGCATCAATCTGACGATAAGCATCTAGATTCCGGTAATGCTCTGATCTCATCTGACCTATTCCGTAATGACTGCCATTCTTTGCATTGACATTCCAAGATCGATTTTCTTTATTTATGATTGATACAAAGCATTGATATTGCTTGTAATCAATGATCCTTGAATGAGCATATAGCTTTAGATAATCAGTTTTTGTTGTAGCTTCCGCTGGTGTTGTGCCCACAATACATAGCACACCCAATAGCACCAGACATCGCCTGCGAGCTATCCGCCTCAGCGGCTCGCCAGCGAGTATGGAGCGTACAACCTTCGTCAAGTTACTGGCTAGTATGTGGATAACTTGAGCGCTTCTCTGGCGTGTTGTCCACAGGTTATCCACAGGCATCATCTAACCACTCCGAGTCCGCTACATTTCATGGCATTGATGTTCTCTGCTCCTATGCCGATTAACACCGTTGGCATGAATATGCCTTTACTCTCCCCAGTCGGTTTCATAAATTTAAGTGAGCTTGGTAAAAGTATAAACGCCACATTGAGAGACTCCCACAATCGATTAAATGGCGCTGACCTTGACGCTGCCACTAGCCCAATTCCATTGCCATGGTCTAGCCATTTATCTATCCATGGCGTGGGTTTTGAATACGGCGGATTCATCCAGACCCGTCCAATCCAAGGGGTCTCCAGCCCATCCTCAATCAACGATAGAAATCGATCAGCTGGAATCCAAGGTGATCCGCCGGGCGGTGAGCAAACGTCCATGTCATATCTGAGTGCTAAGGCTTCAAAGATGAACGGTGGCGTGTAGTAATCATCAGATGTTCCATGGTCGATCTCGTTATGACCAAAGTCCAAATCCAGACGATCGCTCACAATTGCTCTACCAATGATTCATCAACGATCTTGATGCTGATTGATCCGCATCCACCGCATTGAGCGAACCATTCATTGAGTGTCAACTCTGAACCTTTAGTTAAACCATGCATCTGTCGAGCATCGCCATGCAGCTTTGCGCAGATCGAGCAATCAAACTTTAATGTTCGCATCGCAGTTCCTTTTCAATATCTCCATTGGTTGCAAATTGATCTGACTGACCCACCAGCCGCCAGATGATGACTCAAACCTGGGGCGCTTTGCAACGCCTACTGGTATCCATCCAGCCAAGTAATAAGTCGGTGATTCACCTACAACCAAGACCGCCATATCGCTGTCTCGATCGTCATTGGTAATGATTAAATGACCATTGCGATGTGGTGTGCGCTTGACCTCAATGCCCACCCCATTCCATAAGACATCAGGTTCGGTCTTAAATGTGTTGACCGTCGGAACGAAATTCTCGATCCCGGCATATCTTGCGACTGCAATTTCAGATCCAACCGCTTCCGAATGGATAACGACTGCATTGTGAAAATTGCCTTTGTTACCAATGAACTTCGGATTTGACCCGAATGTAGCTTCTCGAGCCAGACCACTAGTGTGAGCTGTGATTTCATCCGTTCGATTTAGTCTGATCATGATCATTTGCATTCCACGCATAACCAGATCATATCCAAGCCTTGAGCGCCGTCATATCGACCGAAATCAAGCGGCTTCCACTTTTGGCATTTGTCGCACCAATTTATTTCAATTGGATTTTGCTCTTTGATGATAGTCCCATCGATGGCATAGATTGTTTTCTCGCCAGTGTTTAATTTGATGATCTCCATTTCGCCCATCGCTACACCTGCGGCTTCCATTGACCCTCAGCGGCTAAGACGTACCAGACTGGATTGCACTGATTTGCTTTATTCTTTTCAGCGCATGAATAGTTAGCCCAAGCATTCCCGGTCTTTTGACTTACCCCTTCGCGCCAGATACGCGATCCATGCTGGCATCTTGGAGCAGCTGCAACGAGCTGACCGCCTAATTGACTGGCAATTTCGCCAATGCCATCGGCGGCGGTTGTAAAGCCGTCCTCTGAAAACGGCTTGCTCCAAGGATCATCCTCAATCGCTGGCGCGGTGTATGACTCGACTTGTTGCATTGTCTCTTTTGTTGATTTCTCAGTCCCGCCCATAATCAGAGCCATCACTCGCATCAAAGCTGACGTGACCGTATCTTCGACCATCCATCGACGCATTTTGTCGCTGTAAGCTGCCTGGAATCCGTAGGCATAGTCCACGCCCGCTGGCTCAAGCTCTAATTGATTGCGCCAACCTTTTGCCTGGACTAGGACGTAACCCTTGACTGCATCGAATTCAACAATGTGGGCGTTAAGCCGACCTTCGGGGTATGTGGCATTCCATCGATCAGTACGCTCTTTGTTGCCTTCGTAATTATCCATAAATGCAGCCATTATCGTGACCGCCTACTTCCGGCAATCTTGCCGCGTACATAACCAACGCGATTGCCTTCTCTAAGTCCTACTGTGTAACCGACAACAAAGCCCATAAAGACTCCGAGTAATAACCAAGCTGCGACTTCTCCTATTGTGTACATATATGCTCCCGATCAGGGAACTACTGCACTTCGCTCCCTGATAACAGGATGACTTAAAGCTGCTATCTCGTCAAGAATCCCGCGTATCTTTGGGCGTGTCGGCTGGCTTGTCTTGGTGTTTATCTTTTAATCCGTTTGATGCAAGTACCGACCCCAGAGCGCCAGTGAGAAAAACCGTCAGCGTTGTAAGAATGTCAATGAAAGCCTTGTCATTCGGAGCTTGAGCGCCGATGGGCTGTGTGACGAATATGAGAGCGTAAAGCATTCCCAAGACTGAGAGTGCAAAGACCATCGCAAGACAGACACCGATAAAAACAATAAGTCTTGCCTTAAGCTGTTCATTTGTTAGACGTCTGGTTGGTCTCTGGCTCATTGAAATTTTCTCCAAGTATGTCCGAAGTACAGATTCCCTGAACTTTACATTGTGGCGGATTGCATTCAGGCTTTTGCCAGTTTTCGAAAAGCTGACATTCATATCTTGTCCATCCCTGATATTGACCGCACCCAGATAGCCCTAATCCAATGGAGATGATTAAAGCTACCTGGACCGGTATTCGGATCACTTCCCTTTTGATCCAAATGATGCATCTTTAGGATTTAGCCATCGCAAAATAACTGGCGCAAGAGCGGCAACGCCGCCCAATGCTAAAGTCTTTGGATCGCTGATTCCAGCCATATACATGCCCAGCGCTGCCGCCAGAAATGATCTTGCCCATGATGCCGCTAGTGCTTTCATCTCTTTCATTTTTTTGCTCCGATCTTCGCGATTGCTGCCTCTACCTTGGATGGTGGAATGGCAACCTCGAAATGCATCTCATCTTTGCGTCTCCAGTTATCAGAGCCGCCCCAAGTCAATGAGTATTTCTTTGCAAGAGCTTTAATCATTGGCACTTTTTCCGCAGGAAATGTGCCAGCTTTGCCCAGTGGATGTTTTGTTGCATTGAGATCAATAGCTGTTCCAGATGAATGATTGCTTAACTTGCCCGGTACGCCTCTGACATCTCGGAACGCGTAGCCCCAGTCATCGAGTCCGCCTTCATCGATCGGCTCAATCAGCTCATGGAATTCAGTTGCAAAGCCAACGAGCAATGGCGCAACGGCTTTGGCGCAAGCTAGTTTGACCTTAGTTCCAGGAATAGCAAATGATTCAATTTCTATTTCAGACCGCACTTTGGATGCTGTCCAACCGTTTTGAGACGTGGTCATTGAAGCAAAAGTGCCGCTTCATCGGCTGTAATGCCTAAACGCTCAAGTAAAGCAGCCTTAGCGGCTGCTTTTTCAGTTGCCTCTACAATTTCATCGGCTTTTATTTTTTTAATAGCAGCATCAATTTCACCTTGGGTTGGTGCCGCGCCTTCAAGTATATGCCACTCGATAGTCGAATAATCTTCTTCCTTAAAAGCAAATTCACTATTTGGACGCAGTTTCCTAATTGCTTGCGATAGATAAAACATCATGCACCTATTTCTAAAAGAATAATTGAACTCATTGCGCTGTCATATTGGCAGACAAAATCATTATTTACGTTGCCGGTTTTAGCTTGTAATTTATATGTAGTGGCTGAAGTTGTCGCGGGTGAATCTAAATAATTCATCGCGACTCTGTTGCCCAAAGCAACCGGAGATGATCCGACGGCAACAATGTATCCCGAACCAAAACTAGACGTACCGTCGTTAAAAATACTTGTTGCGCCTCTTAAAAGTTGAGTTGAGCAACCTTTTGAATTGCCTGTTATGCCCATGTAATAAGTTAAGCAAACCATCGCAAGAACTTTAGAACTTGCCGAGCTGGGAGTAATTGTTGCCGTAATTGTCGT